CGCATCTCCCTGAGTCGGTTTAAGGAAACCGACTCTGGGAAGTGACAAACCTCTGGTAAACCTTACCAGTTAGGTCTTGGCAATTCCCCCAGCGGCTCCATTGGAGCCGTCCAGTCCCTAAAAGGGCTGGACCCATCCCAGTTTAAGATGCAACGACTGGGCGCGTCCTGCGCGTTCCAAGTGCTTCTTATCGACAAAAGGCAGTTTGCCGGGCTTCAAGAAGAACTTGAGCAAGGCACCGCTGTCATCCAACCTGTCGGCTGGGATAACAGGCGATACTACATAGGCCTTAACCAAAGGTCTATGTAGACGGGGATCCATCCTTTGGGTCTCATAACCCCTAAGGAAGGACCACCGGCCCAACGCTGAGCTAGTGGGCTCAACCACGGGAAAGTGATAAATCATTTTCCCTATGAGTCCATCTAACCATTTCACCGTCTGCCAGTAACCACTGTAATACAGTTGGTTACGAAGCGAGACGAGTGAAACGATCTCAGCAACGCACATCCGTGATTCAGGGAATTCACGGCGAACTTTGACAACTGAAACGTCATAGCCGTCGTAATATTCCTTGCCACAAGACTCTCGGAACTTACCGTTCCAAAAAGACTTGTTCGCGTTAACCTTGAGTCCAAAAGACTCAAGGCCAACGATCACGGAATGCACATATTCTACAGGGACGATAATATCGTCTCCGTAGATTCGCACCCGCCCGTGAAGTTCCGAAAGGAGTTCACGGGAAACAGGTGAGCTAAGCGACTTAGCGATCGAGTCGAGAACAATGGTAAGAAAAACCATAGCCTCGACTGGGAACGTAAGCGCTGAACCCATAGACGCGAACTTGGCCAGAGGAATAACTCCATGGCCACGTACATTAGCTCGTAGCGATCTCGTTGCTTGAACGGCCTCATGCAAATGAGGATGGTTCTTAAACAATGAGATCACGAGCTGATTCGAAACACGATCGGAGGCTTCACTAAGGTCTAGTGTAGCCAGATCTCCTTTCAGAGATCCTTGATGAGCCATACGTTGGTTAGGCGTTTGGTCATCAAAGCCGAGCATATCACGCAAGAAGTAATCCTCCTTGAGTGATTCAAGTATCGGTGCAAGGAGCCCCTGTTGCATGTATTGCATACAAGTAGGCTCAATTGCAATGATACGAGGTGTTTTGAGCGTTTTAGGAACGGAGACAACCCTTACAGGTTCCTCCGATCCGGGTTCGCGGATGTCCACCTCTTCCAAACTGTCGAAATATGACCAGTTTGGAAGAAGAAACTCGCCCGCAGGGAAAATCTTTTCCAAGCGGGCGGTCCAGGAGCGTTGATCATACTTTCTGTTTCCAGAGAGATGATCAGCAGTCGCTCCCGGGCCATGCTTTGGGAGGATCTCAGAATAGTAGACCTTACGGTCAACCTTACTGAAGGCCCTCGCAAAGAGAGCTTGCGAAGCAGCCTCAAACTCCCTGATAAGATAATCAGGGCGGCTGGAATCGCAACGGCGTACATCCAACTCACACTCGACAAATCCATTCATCGCCTCCCTTTCCCTTGCATCGCTGCAGGGGAGGGAGATCTTAGAGAACATCAGCGTTAGCTGACGAACTGCTAAGATTGCATCGATGTCTGGATTATCGAGTAGCTCACCGGAAGTGGCGTCAAACACACGAGAGAGGAACCCTCCTAGAAATAGGGGGAGCCCTCCTCTTCCTTTCTTCCACGAAGTGGAAGAAGAGAAGAGATGTCTCTCAACCCGTCCAAGTTCCAGACTTCTTTCGAAGTCTTTCCCAAAGGCGGGCAAGGTGATTGTCAAAAATGACAATCCCTCATGTTTGACGCGGTGCTGGACCTTCTTCAGGTCCATCACGGCGCTAGTGCAACATCTGATAGCAGATTCCTCTGCTATCTTTTGCCAGAGCAACATTAGGCTTTTCATGCGACCTCCTTAAATAGAGGATCTGCATCCATAGCCTATGTGGCCAACCTGCCCGCTGCCCAAAAAGCAGCTTGGAAATCGTAGAAGAGATCCAGGGCATGTTGGTTGTCCAGTCGAACAAATACCACATAATCGTGGCATTGCGTACATCTGTGAGTATCACGGATGGGACGCATTTCGACTAGTTCACGTTCCAGATCGCATGTGCACTTGAGACCAGATTTACAGATCTTAAGTGGAACGACGCGAGCGGTAAACGGAGGTTTACTCCGTATAACGCCTACGACTCGCCACCGAGAAGCTTGGTGATGAGTGCGTCGGTCGAGGCAGTGAACATGGCCTTGAAGCCATCGTACACAGCCTTCGCATCCGCATTGCTGTATCCTGCCGGCGGCAGATCGAAGACGATGTAATTTGACATCGAAACCTTCGCATTCTGAGCCGGCACGAACGGATCTGCGGTGATCTTGGAATGGTCAACCCTGAGGACGCGCCGAGTCCTACGCGAATACGCGTTGGACGCGGTCACGACCACCAGGCCGTCAGCCGACTGGTATGAGCT